GGATCCTTAACCACATAGATGTTAGAGATATAAGAGAGTCTACGCTTTTGCTTGCGTGCTTGCTCTTTACCTGCATCGTCACCACGATTCCAGAGCATCGAATTATAGTCCGATACTGGATCGCTTTCGCCAAGAGTGGTTAGAGAGTTTTCGATATACCAACCACCGACTCCTTGGAATCCGTGATTGAATGTGCGAACCCATGGAAGGTCTTCACCTTTAGGTTCAGGAAGGAAGCGAATAACGGCATAACCGTTACCTGCTTTGTCCACCTCTGGTTTCCAGAAGCGATCTTCATCCGACGAGGTTTCACCCCCACCTGATGATAACTTCTTCGTTTCACTCAGAAGTTTGTTAAGAGAGTCGTTGCGTGACTTCTTAAGAGTTGCGAATGAATTTGCCATATTGTATTCTCCTTTGTATATGCAATGTATAGCAGTTTTGTGTTACTTGTCCACTTTGTTCATAATATAAGACTTCATTATATACCAATCAAATTCGAAAGTCAACAACTTTTTCATTATTTGTTGTTAAAAATCGAAATTCCTGAAGTTCCTTTTCGACATATGCCACGGTAGTTTCCAAGTCCTTGATCCTATCTCGAAGAGTGGTATTCTCTTCACGCAGATCGTTGAGTTCGTTTTCATAGTTTTCGACTTCGTGGGTCATTTGTAAATCTCCAATACTGTCTGTCGAAGTTTATCTTTCGACGGTTTTGTGAAATGGAATAAGAATGGACGATACTTGCCGATCAGCAAAACAACTTCATCTAGCATCATATCGTCTGCCTTATCCCAGAGTTTACAGTATCCAACTAGATGGTCTAACAGAACCATTGTTTCTAGCGATACTTTTTTTCTCAGATATAGACGATAAAGCAAAGGATGCTTTCCATCTTCCATTTTAAACAGTTTGTCAAAAATGGGTTCTATGTCGTATAGGTTATCAATCTCCTCTTTAAAATTGTAAGACAAAGACTCGGTGCGTTGCTTCCACTTTTTATATTCTATTTGTTGCTTCCCACCAAGCAGGTTCCCGATCCAGTCTGTGCTGTTACACATATTGGAAACGAGATATTTGAGAAAGTCCTCTTGTTTGAAAACACGAGATGCCTTCTCGAAAAAATATTTATCTTTCCTTACCTCGTATGATGTTACTTTTGCTTTCACCACACCATTGTATTTGAAGTAGTCATAGGACTTACTTCTGAAATGATTTGAAACAGCAAGATACATCTTGTATGCTTCAAAACCGTTCATTTTTATATAGGAAGTTTTGCTGATTTTTCGAGAAAATTCAGATCCATTGCTTCTGCTCGAATCTTTTCTTTGATCACTCCATTGATCAACTTTGCTGCCACATCTATTTCCATCTCGTTCTTCTCGCACCACCAACATATTGCATCCATATATGATATTCGTTTATCTTTCACTGTTTCCTCAATAATTTGAGAAAACTTTTGTTTAGTCATTAAGTCTAACAATTATTACTCCCATCGGTAAAAAATATGATCTTCGATCTCTATTGTTTTTGTTTTAGTTGATGCCCATGCAGGACTTACATAGTCTGCATGGTAGTGTGTCGCACCTTCTGTAATATCAGGTATTATATCTCGTTTTTGGACATAAGACAACACTAAACCATAAATTTTCCAGAAATGAGTCCAATTATGGATATCATCAGACTTGCCATCACAATACCAAGAGAATTGGCAACGATGGCGAATAGGAATCATTTCTCCACTACCTGTCCAACTTGGACGATGTGGACCATCCGTTACTACATCACGAATGGTATTTGGGAATCGGTGATCATCGACACGATTAAGTGTCACCATCGCAACTGCGAGTTGACCAGCGACTCCCTGATTTCTTGCCTCAAAGTAAACATTCTTTGCCAACCATGTGATGTCCTCTTCAGAGACTCCAAGTGGTCTTGGTTCATCTGAAAAGGGGTTAGCAGAAGCAGTGAGTGCAGAAAGCGACATGACTGTCGCTAGTAGAAGTTTCTTCATAACAAAACCTTTCATTCAAAGAAAGTTATACTATACCTGAATTTTGTAAAATAGTCAACCCTATTTCTGCAAGTTGTTGGGATTTCTTCCATTTTATAAGGAACCACACTACCCCAACCATTACTCCAATAGTTACAGTGAGTAAGATTGTTATTGCGATTCCTTCCCAGCGCTTTCTTTGCCTTTCTTTTTGGGCATAGATTACTTCTTGTCTTTGTTTACGAATCTCGCCTTCCATTCGAATGAGTTCTTCCCATGCTTGTGGACCACGAGTAAAAGAAATCAGTTTCCTCAACTCATCTCGCATCTCCTCTGCCTTCTTCTTTGCCATGAATGCAGCGAGTGCTTCTTCTTCTACCGATTTGCTTGCCACCAATTTCTTGAATAGTGGTGGTTTCTTAGCAAACTCGTCGGACTTTTTAATATCACTAACAGCAGACATCCATCGTCCTAAGTCTCCTGACATGGACTCGATATCTCTACCTACTTCGAAACCTTTTTTAATAACATTAAATGCTGCCGTTGCAGCAGTCAATGCGGTGACTGGATCTATCATGATCGCTCCTGTGGTGCGTTATCATGATTAAGTCATTGTGTTTTTTCTCTCAACCAATTGTTATAACTATTTATAGAAATGAAAGTGGGGAAGAGAAGGTCGACACTCTCTTCCCCTAAATTTAGCAGAGCAATCAAATATACGCACGATTGTTGCAATGGTCTACGGTGCGTCCACCTACGACCTCTCCTTTCAATGTTGCGCAGACTAACCGTTGATCTACACGGATGTATTACGGCATCACCCGATTACTATCGATTCATCACATACATTGTGACTTCGAAACCAAAACGCATTTCTTCAACTCTAGGTGTTGTCCACATAAATGCTCCTCCTTTCTATTCAGATTTGCATATCAGCGGAGAGTCTAAGACAAAGTCCACCTTGAGCAAGGTGGCAGGTTATTCTGTTGCCGAGGAAACCCACCGAAACTCCGTTCAATCACGCAGCAAGTGCGTAATCAACAGGTGCAAAATTATCGTTTGCAGTTACTTTTTTTCTTGCGGTTATGGTCGCTTGCGCACCAGTTCTCCACTTTCCTATCCCGTCTGTCGATCCTGATCACCCCCATCATAAACACACCCTTCAACTTGCAACCAACCTGTTCTTCCAGGATGTGTTTATGGTGGAGGTGGAGGGAATCGCACCCTCGTCCAGTCCGTATTCAGTCCGTTTCAGCGAACATTCTATTTATATCCTATTATGGAATAAAAGTCAAGGGTTATGTTGCGTCACCCAGCAATGGTTGCAACATTTCCACATCATCGAAGTTGAATTTTGGTGCTTGCCCAGAACTCAATACACATGCTTGATTTGCAGCAGTGTTAAACTCGACAATCGTCCATGTTCCTGTTTGTGTGTTGTGGAATGTGATCACAGGTGACTGGAATGCTTGTCCTTGATTGCTCATAGCATTTCCGATACCACCACACAGGGATCTTTCTTCGTATTGCTTCAACACAGAAATAATGCCTGAAACAGTATCGCAGTGAATAGGTTTTGATGCCCATTCTGCATTTACATTGGTGGATGCTACACTAAGTGCTAGTGCCATTATTAGAGTCCGCATTTGCTTGCTCCTTATAACGAGAGATAGTTTCCATGCAATCCTGGATGTAGTTATCTCGCTTTTCTATGAACACCTGTGGTTCATTTTCATCAACTGCAATCAGAATGACGATTTGATTCACAGGTATTTTTGTTCGCTCTTCGAACATTACGCAGTAAGCAGATGCTTGTTGGAAATAGTTTTGGATTTTATCTTTTTGCTTGGGTCTACGAGAAGTCTTAAAGTCTATGACTGATAACTTGCCATCCCATTCAGCGATACAATCAACCCTACCTGCAACACCAAGATAATCAGAATATAAAGCAATCTCTTGTGCGTAAATATTATTTATATGCGCATCGATGGTAGGTTGAATTGACCCAAACATTTCCTTTTCATTAGGAAGGAACTTGTCTTTGTCCAGTTCGTTATTAAGATAGTCTTCACACATGAGGTGCACCTTTGTGCCTCTCCGTGCTGCTTGAGTGGAGATCTTATTAGCAGTCTCAGCACCAACTCGCTGACGCCACTCCATGATCGCCTTCTTCGTTAGTATTGAGAGGCATGTTGTAATAGAGGGATAGGCATTACCCTCTGGTGTCAGGTAATGCCTCTTCCCATTTTTGTTAACAGTCTTTAGATTATCATACTCTAGACTTAGTTCTTTATGTTCAAATATCAAGTTATCCCAAGATCGAGTTTAGCACAAATATAGTCCTTAACCAAATCACTCCTCACAATGTCATTTCTATCAAATTCAACTGAAGCAAATTGTTTCATATGCGACAGCACTCTCATAAAGTCTCGTATTCCTCGCTTCTCATCATCCCACTTAAAGTCAGACTGATTGAAGTCGCCACAGAATACAACACGACTATTTTCACCCATTCGAGTGATAACAGAATCCAACTCATGGAAAGTTAAATTCTGACATTCATCTACTATAATACAACTATTGTCGAAAGTCAACCCCCTAATGAATGAGGTGGTTTGAAAATCAACAATGTTCTTATTTTTCAAAAGATCATATGCATCACCCCTACCAAACATATCTGTGAAGATTGAATAGTATGGTGCTTCATATGCTTTACTCTTCTCCTTTGAGTTTCCTGGAAGGAATCCCATATCCCGAGTGGGAACCACAGATCGAATTATCTGTATATTGTTTTGTTCTCTATGATTCAAGACACTTTCTAGTGCCAGATAAAGTGCGGTAAATGTTTTGCCAGTCCCTGCGCAACCATGCATCATAATGTTGAAACCTGAATCGTATGCCTCAAATACTTTTTGTTGTGAATCCGTGAGAGGCGAAATATTATTCAGTTGAAGTCCACTATTTTTCTTCGATTCCTTTCGCTGTCGCTTTGCTCTTTTTCTTTCGACAGTGTAATTATCAACTAGGTTATCACTGTAATCATCATTACGATAGGCAGATGCTGTTTTTAACATGCACGCTCCTTCGGTTTGAGTTAAAGTTAAAGTTCCTTCATCTTATAACTTCCCTTGTCCAATTTGTGCTTTTTCGATAACTCTGATCGTTTAGTTTGAACAGAGGATCGACCACCGACCTTCTCTGCAAG